ATGTAATACATCCATATCATGGAAAACCCATCTATATCTTACTGCTGTTATATATCTTGCGTCCTTAGTTGTTGCACTAGCTTGCGCTAAGCCACCTGAGAGGTTTTTATATACAGTTGTTGTTGCGCCATTAACTGTTGTCGTAACATAATCTTGAAACTCAAATTTGATTCTATTATTATCATACTCAAAAGTAATATTAACTCTAGAACCAGCGGCCGCGGTCCCTCCACTGCCGTTATTAGCGTTTACAGAACTCCAGGTTGAAGCAATGGTTCCACCTGATGCAGATTGTGTAGCTGTTCCTTGCATAGTACCAAGAAAATTACTAAATCTTATTTCACCCGAACTTGGCACAGTCGTGTTATAGCTATGTGTTTTACCCCCACCGGCTATTTGATAATATTCGCTTAGTGAATGAGGTGCAGAACCACCGTGCTCTCCACTAATAGAAGAATCGGAACCTGCTGTTGTGCCTAAGGACAATATATTATTAGAACCTGCACTTTTAATTGTCATTACTTAATTATCCCCGTTATTAAATCTTCGAATTGTTCTATTTTGGCTACTCTATTTGGCCATAGAATATATTCTTTTTCTGGATTTTTCTTTAGATTTGTTAATAAAGGAAGTATAGAGTTGTATAACTTATTAAGCTTATCTTCTAGCTCATGCGCATTAGCCGAAGCTGATGTAGCTTCAGATTTGACAGATTGTACAGCTTCTAGCTCGTCTTCATCGACAGCAGTAAAGCCAAAATCAAAATCTAATAAATCACTCATATATTTTTACTCCTTTACTGTTATTTATACAAGTAAAAAAGCTAAAGTGATTAGTTATTTTCTGTATTTTGGTCTTTAATCTGCTTAATTATATCGATTAAATCTTCAATAGTATCTACGTCTGTTTGATTTTCTGTATCAACTTCAACGTTTATTGTTATTTTCATAATCCGATGAGTGCCCAGCCATGATTTGCTATGGCATTAAGTATGATTGCTAGACATGTTAACATATGAGTAATCCACCATACTGTTCTAATGCCAGCAACAGTATTGGCTTGTCTATCCGTCTCCCCAACCTTTTCACCTAGACTCTTCGCCCAGATTCTCCACCACTTGTTCATATATACCTCTATCTTTTACCTTTACGCTCAGCATCTAAAAATACTGCGTTAGTAAGAATAGTAGGTACAATTATTGATAAATGCACTGCTATTGAAACAGGAATACTATATCCCAACCAACCTATGTAAAACATAGCAATAAGACCAAAAAAGCCTGACCACATTACAAACAAAGCTACGAGCAAGTAGCCTTGTAATACAGGATCTGGAATAAATCTCAAAGGATTGTATCTTAGATCCATTACTATTCTATACCAATTTACTACTGTTTCCATTACCAACCTCTAATTATATTAATCATAATTAAGTATGCGCAAACAAGATTTGATAACACTATAAATGTACGAATGTAAGAGATGTGATTTTCATTCTCAGCATCGTACCCATCCTCTTCATCAAAGGATCCAAGTGCATGTTTCCAAATCGTCCAGAGCTTACGCATAACCACGTTTAGTCAATTCATTGCGAATCTTCTGCTTCTTTTTTGGTTGTGTATTACTATTATCTAAAGCTTCTTTCAACTCATCAGTTGAAGTTGATTTCATATAATAGTTTTGTACTGTACCAGTTTTTTGATTCTTAACACTATCTTTAAATTTTACGGGCATTAAAGTTCTCCTGCAATATGTTTATAAATTTCTTTCCATTTCCAATATCTTGGAATATCACCTTTGTAATAGGCGTTATGTTCGTGAGCTACAATTATAGAATTTAGTCCTAAGCTAGCTCCAAGCTCTGCGTTCTTTGGTTTATCTTCAATCCACCAGCATTCGCTGTCGCGGTATGGTTCAAGAGCTTCGTCTTTATCATCACCACAACCTAGAATAATGTATTTATCAAATAGTTCTTTACCAAATAATAACTCAAGGTTTTGTATTCTTAACTTTTGAGCATAGCTATTAGTACTTAATGATGTAATACAGTGAAATTTATAGCCATTCAGCATATTTAATCTTTTCATGTAATAGACAGCATCTCTTAAAGGCGGTAAAAACGCAATTGCAGCAGAGTCATTAAACTCAGTCACTAATTTTTTACCTTCAGATCTTTCAAGATCAAATTGCTTGGCAATGTTGTATTCACTGTTTTGCGGAATTAACCCCTTACTATGTTTACACCACTGGTGGAATGCGTATTCCCAGTCACATAAGACTCCATCGCAATCAACTAATATAATATTTTCTTTCATTTCTTTCATAAGTCCTTATCAATTTATATGTATATTATAACATACTTTTAAGCAAATGTAAACATTTATTTAAAATATTTTTCAAGCATTTCATACTTTTCTACATAATCTGCCATCAAACCAAGCTCTTTTTCAAGAGTTTCCATTTGATCTGAATGCTCTCCGACTGATACCTGATTACTTAAAATAATATCAGCGTTCATTTGATGCTTTGCTGCTTGTGCTTGCATATATGCCATAGATGTTTTTACCATCTGCTCTCTAAAATTTCTCATTTTATCTCCTAGTTTTTAATTCGTTTTCCATACACTTTCTGTGAACTGAACTTATACGGCCCATTCCTAATATGTTTCCAATATGATCAGTATCCATGTCACTAATACTTATATGGCTTAATGGCTGATCTCCATTAATACCATAAGTCCCCCACTTTAAAACTGATGCTTGAACTTTGTGTGATTCATTATCGTATAAAGAAAGATCTTTTTGATCTTTATGAACTGATCTTCGAAGATATGAAAGTCCACCATCGACCATATAAGTCTTACCATTGGCATCAGTATGTGTCTTATAATCGTGACGATGGGTCGATTCTAAAATAGTACCATCTGGCGTTTGTATTGCATTTCTAATTAAGTTCATTTAAATTCACTATCCCAATCACCAAAGATTTTTGGTGCTTCTATTTTTGCTTGTTCCATATGATAATCGCCTGGATAATGCCTCAGGCAACGGTATGCTTCTTTTCTTATAGCACTAGGTATACGTGGAGTTTTCTTTGGGTCCATCAAGTCTCTTAAAAAGATTTCTGTATTTTTGATTGCCCATCTTCTTTCATTTGGCATTGTCATAATTAATGTCCAAAAAGCTTTCTCATTTTATATTCGGTTATAGTGTCTAATAACTTTTCACTCCAATTATCTCTATGTTCGATAAAGACTTGAGCTCCTTCATCGCCAGCAATTACAGTAACTAATTGAGTAATTGGCATACCAGTTCTTTCTTCCCACATAATAGCATACGCAGTTTCTTGTATGAAGTAACCCTCACACCATTCTTTTTTCTTAGTCTTAGCAGCAGTTTTATAATCAATAATAGAATTTTGTCCATCAAAAACACCAACGCAATCCACTCTTCCAGCAACACCAAGATGTTCTGAATATAAAGCAGCTTCTTGGGCATAGACTTTAGTTAATCTTTTATCAAGTATTTCTTTTACTTCCATAAAGTTAGACTTTACAATCAGATTTGCATCCTTTAAATAGTCTTCTTCATTATCAACATATCGTTCTAAAACAGAATGGACAGCAGTACCACGAGTTGAAGCTCTCTTAGAAATTTTATTAGCTTCTTTTTCTCCTACCCTTGCTCGCCATTCGCGAATATGGTCTTCACTTAATATAGAAAGTACTGTAGTAATAGAAGGGTACTTAATCCCATTAGGAGCAGCGTATTTTCGCCCAGCATTAGTAGTTTTTGCGACAAGGTCTGTATACCCAAGATCAATTGGTTCATGTTCAAAGTTTCCTATATTCATGTTTGTTTACGCCATGGTCTTTTAGAGCCATCTTGCGGACGGCCATTTTGAGCCATTTCTGATTTGTAGCCATTGACAATAAAGTTTAATTTATATGTATCAATATTCCTAGTAGATTCAATAGCCTTTCTTACAGCTTTTAGTTCAGATCTACGTTCATCAGAGCATCGCTTTTTCATTTCTTTATTAACAATTTGATATAATTCATATCGCTGATTCATTGATAGACCATTCATTAAATTTCTAGCTTCTAAATCATAGTTACGAATATCTTCTTTTTCTTCATGTCTCCACTTACTCATTATAATTTGCCCTTTTCAAATAACTCTTTAGTCATAATAAAGTCTCGTACAAAGCCACTTCTAACAATGTCTTCCCACTTAAATTCAATATGATCAAAGGAGTTCATGTGTTTAATAATACCAATAAATCGGTTAATGCCATCTTGATCGCCTTTGCGAGTAAAATCTGATTGATAATAATCGCCAGACATAATAAATCGACAGTCTTCACCAAGCCTAGTTATAACTGAACATAGTTCATGATAGTTACAGTTTTGTGATTCGTCTACAATAACAACTGCGTTCTTTATTGTTAATCCTCTAATAAACGATGTAGTTAAAAACTCTATGCTTTTACTTGAAATTAATTTACCCCAAGCTTCTTGATCTTGAAATAGATCATTAACAATTGCTTTATATGGAGCAGTATAAGCATCTTCTTTTTCTTCTTGAGTACCAGGAAGAAACCCCATATCTCTAGTAGGAACGGCAGATCGTACAATAATAACCTTATCATATTCCTTTTTAAACACTGCCTCTAAAGCCAGATACAAAGATATGAAAGTCTTACCGGTACCGGCTGAACCATCTAAACATAAATGATTACCACATTCAAACGAATCAAATGCTAATTTTTGATTTTGTGTTAATGGTTCTAATTTTGCTAGATGTTCTAGCTTTAAACGTAATGGTTTTTTATTCATTTTGTATTAATATTTCCTCTATCAGCTGGCGGCATTCCACTTTGAATTCTTGATTGAACTTCTTTCCATCCTTCGCCTGCTTTGTTTAAAACGGATCCACCGGTTTCTCCAATAATCTTTGGAGCTGAAAGTACCTGTTCAATATTAGGATCTTTTACGTATTCTGTCATAGATGAAATAGACATCATCTTTGTTTCAACTTCACCAGTTGTTAAATTTTTAAAATCATACAGTGGCATAATTAAACCACTCTGGTATATTTCTTTTAGTCCAAATCATTTTAAACTTCTCTTGTTTTGTTTGATAAAAATTTCTATAGGATTCTACCGCGTTTGTTCCACCTAACTCATTAACAACGCATTCTGGATTAGATCCCATAGCTAGCTTATATGGAGTTTTACCTTGTTTTATATTAACAGGTAGCTTTTTAAGAGCTTCTCTTAACTTAGTATCTGTTGAATGAATTTTTCCATACCTATATGTATACTCATCGCATAGCGCAATGAAATGCTCGTAGTGCCAAGTATAATTACAACAGCCTTCGCGAGTCCAAATAGTTGATGGGTGATTAAAATGACATGCCTTATATAGAATATCTTCTCTTTCATCGGCAAGTTTAAAGTACTGAAGCATAGAACCAGATTTAGATGGTCTGCGTTCCATAACGCCATCTATCATTCTATGTACTGTTGATAACATTTGCGCTGATTCTACAATCATTTTTACGACGTGTTTATCGCACTGTAGTTGCGCTGCTTCGATGGGATCATCTGATAATATAAAAATATTCATATTCAATTCTTTATCGTTTAATATAGTATATTATATCATACTTTTTAGCAAATGTAAACCCCTCAGTGAAATTATTTTCACATTATTTCACTGAGGGGAATTATCAATGCGCCTTGCTAATTGCCTCCATATCATCTAGGAAATGATTAAGATGCGCGATTTTCTTCTCCATCTTGTACGCTAACACATCTTTTCCTTTTTTTAATAATTTACGTTGATAGTATAGTGCCTTGTTTCTGTCCTTCTTAAGGCGTTCAATTTGAATATAACTCATAAGCAATCTCCGGGTTAAGTTAATTGAAACTATCATGATATAGATTTTTTGGGTATGATTCTCCTATTTTTTTATTAAATTTGGAAACGCAGTTTTAATCATAGCCTTTGTAACATATTTGAGTTTAAGATTTTTATCTTTGGCTGTGCAGAATAATTGTGCGTCGTCCGGGTGAATAGATTCGAGTAGATCAATAAAAATTGTCTCTCTTTTAAATTGATTAAGTTTTGGCGTAGCTGATTGTACAAAATTTGAGAATTTTGGATACTCAAATCTAAGCTCTTTTGGCTTTCTTTTACCTTCAGCGTCAAACTTCTTAAACGGAGGCTCTCCTGGTGGTAATGCTAATTCAATTGTTTCATCAAAGTTAATACGTAGTATATCCCTAAGAGCTGTACAATCTTGTTCTTTTAGATAGTTTACTCTATCGTTTTTAGTTTTTAATTTATTAGCATTAGCTAACACTTCTGATATTAATGGTTTAACCATTGTAAAATTCCTCCACACATTCAATCAATAGATTGCATCTTTTTTTAATTAAGTAGTTCAATACTTTCATTTTCATTGGGACTTTTTGTCCATTATAAGTATTTATAATATTTTTTTGGTGGACATCAGGGATCTCTTCAAGATCAATAAGAGTTTTATTTCTTTGATAGTTCCTATACTCATCTTGAGTCATGATTTGTTTTAGGTTATCTACATTATCAGCCCAATGTTCAACTTTTTTCTTAGTCATTGGAGATTGACGAATACCTTCCATGATAGCATTATCCGGAGATAGAATATTAGGAATGCCATCACCTTTATCGCCTCGACAAATATGATCAAACTTATAAGTCCTAGGGTTCTTATCAACTACCATTTTCTTTTGAATTGGAGAATATTGCTTGACGTTGTTGTATTTGTGGAGTTGGATAAAGTCTTTATCTGATGAGACAATCATCACTGGTTCATGTTGACCAAATTCTTGAGTATTCATAGTAAGAGTACCAATGACATCATCAGCCTCGCATCCATCTAGGTGGATTACTTTATATGGAAAGTTTTCTTTTAACTCTTCACGCACTAGATTTAAGATTCTAAATATCTCTCCCCAGTCTTGATCTGACTCTTTACGATTCTTTTTACGCATTCCTTTATATTCAGGAAAGTAATCTTTACGCCAGTACCCAGAACCATCAGCGCAAATAACCATTTGGCCGTATTCGTGTCGATACTTTTTATTGTACATACGAATACTGTTTAGTATCATATGCCTTATCATATCTTCATCATTTAATTTTTGTACTATAATATTAGATAGCGCTATCTGGCTATAATCAAGTAAAATCATTCATCAGGTCCTATTGTTTCCATTAATTTATCATATATTTCATCGAAGTGGTCGTGTAAAAAATGATGCGCTCCACCGTATTTCATTAGCATTGAAGAGATCATATTGACTATAACAAACATGTCTTTAGATTCTGGCATGTTGCTATCTCTAAAATCAATATCATCAAATGAGCTAGCATCGTTTAATAATAACTCTTCAATCATAAGAAGAATTATTTGAGATGTTTCTCTACACTCATCTGTAAATTCTTCAAACTCGCTTCGTATTTCGTCATATTCATCAGCTATAGCAGCCTCTCGAATATGTGTTGGAAATTGTATTACGTTGCTTTTCACACTTAAAGTCCTTATCAATTAATATGTATATTATATCATACTTTTTAGCAAATGTAAACGTTTATTTTGAAAAGTTTTTAACTGCGTTACCACCAAGCTTAATCTGAATAATACCATTATAGTAATCATCAGTAAGTAACACTTCTCTATCAAATTGTTCTTTTGCTTCCATGTATGAACATTCCCCTTTAGTTTTACAAAGATGTAATATTTCTCTGTAAAACCCATCACTTCCAATTTTATTATGATCTTCTTGAAGATGCTTATTAGAACCCCAATAGCTCATCCAATCAGATTCTACTAATAACCTTTTACGCCTTTTCCTTGTCTTCGTTATCCCTAGAGTTTTCTGACTCCAAAAGAACTTCTTCCCTACGTACTTCTTTCCCGTTGCCCGATTCGTTATCATGTACACAAATCCATATACGTCTTTGTGACTGAACTCTTCTGGCAATTGCCATTCTTTGCCTTGATAATGCCATGTCATATTACTCGTTAAAGTCTAGTTCTTCTAGAGCTTCTTCCTGTTCTTCGCCACAATGAGGACAGAATAAAACAATCTCATCTTCGTCATGACCTATTATACTTCTATTATAACAAACTTCACAGTTAACTACTGATCGTTTCATATGTTATCCTATGTTTTTAAATTGCTCCCACCCGCCTATAGCAACTCCATCAACTTTAATTTGTGGAAATGTACGTGCTGTCGGAAATTGCTCAAACAGCTCTTCCCGAGTGAAATCCTTTCCTAGCTTTTTATATGTAAAATCCACGTTTAGTTTTTGAGCTCTTTTAAGCGCAAAATCACAATATGGACATTCGTCTTTTCCAAATATTTCTACCATCATAAACTTAATCCTTTTAACGCATTACTATCTATATCTTGTTTGACTCCACCAATTACGTATGAACTAATCTCTGTTTCTTGTGGCGCAACTTGAACATTACCGCCGCCAATCCACTTTTCAGTCCATGGCAATGGATTTGCTTGTGGAACTACATAAGGACATGGTAATCCAATAGCTCTCATACGTTTACATCCAATCCATTCAATATAATCAGCTAAAATCTTTTCATTAAGTCCAATCATTGAACCATTCTGAAATAAATATTGAGCCCATTCTTTTTCTTGATTAATTACTTCTTCATATAAAGCAATTGATTGTGGTTCCATTTCTTTTGCGATCTTTTCAAAATCTTTATCTTCTTTCTTGAGAAGCTTTAGCATAGTTGTAGTTGAAGCTAAGTGAACGTTCTCATCTCGAGCAATCAACTTAATAATCTTTGCATTACCTTCCATCTTTTTAAGTTCAGCAAATGCCCAAGAACATGCAAAAGAGACATAGAATCTAACACCTTCTAATGCATTAGCACTCATCATAGCCATCCAAATAGCTCGCTTATGATCCATTTTGTTTGTTGGACCATTATTACAGTCAATAAGATCATCATAGTATTTACCAATAGATTTACCACAATCCATAATATTCTTTTGCGATAATAAATCATCAAATACAAAAGATGGATCTGGATAGATATTACGAATAATATGTGTGTATGATCTACTATGAATTGTTTCAGAGAATGACCAGGTTTCAATCCAGTTCTCTACTTCAGGTAATGATACAATAGGCAAGAACGCTAAATTAGGAGCACGTCCTTGTACGCTATCAAGCAGAATTTGTCTCTTTAAATTGCTCGTAAAAATATGTTGTTCGTTTTCTGTAAGAGCGTTAAAGTCTTTTTTGTCTTTTGATACATCTACTTCTTCAGGTCTCCAAAAGAAACCTAGTTGTTTATCTGTTATTTTATCCATCTGTGGATATTTTACTTCATCATATCTTTGAATATCAACCGCCTCATCAAGAAACATATTCTTTAATAAGTGTGATTTTTTATTCTTTTTCAATACAGCCATTTATTTTTCCTTATATTTTACAGCTTTCGCAGTCGTCTTCTTCGTATTGTGAACTCTCTCCATCGTATGCGTGATGGGTTGTTTCATCTGTCATTTCTCCAGCCCCATCAAACGTATTGAAATAGTAAAGTTGTTTTAATCCGTACTTATATGCTGTTACCAAATCAGTCATCATTACAGACATAGGAATCTTATTATCATCGAAGTGTTCTGGATTATAAGATGTATTTACACTAATGCCTTGATCTATGTACTTTTGTAGAATCGCACAGATCTTAAGATAACCATCAGGGGAAGTTTGATCCCACAATAGGTCATACTTATTTTTAAGATGGTGGTAACCAGGAACTACCTGAGCCATTACTCCATCCTTTGACTGTTTGTAACTAACTAATGCTCGAGGTGGTTCAATACCATTCGTGCTATTAGAAATTTGAGCGCTTGTTTCTGCTGGCATAAGTGCCATGAGTGTAGAATTACGAGTACCTGTTTCTTTGAGTTTCTCTCGAAGCTCGTTCCACGGTAGTCTTTCTTTATTCTCTAATATATTATCTAGCTCTCTTTTATATGTATCAATTGGCAACACTCCATCGGCATATTTTGTGTGATTTTTTAAAGGAATTTCACCTTTTTCACTTGCTAATTGCTGAGAAGCCTCAATTAGATAATAAGACCATGCTTCTGCGTATTCATCCACAACTTCAAATGCACTTTCATCGTATTTAAGACCACGTTTAGCTAGGAAATATGCTAAGTTGATAATACCTATACCAAGTGGTCTACGATTCATAGTGCCCCGTTCTGCTGCGCGTACAGGGTAAGACTGATAATCAAGCAACTCATCGAGAGCACGAACAGATAGATTGCAATACTTTTTAAATTCTCTGGGTTCATTGATTAATCCCCAATTGATTGCTGATAATGTACATAAAGATATTTCTCCTTCATCTGGGTTATCTGATAGTGGGCTTGTTGGTAGATCAATTTCACAACATAGGTTACTCATACGAACTGGAGCAACTTTAGGTTTAAACGCGCCATGTTCATTTGCATGATCTACGTTCATAATATAGATTCTACCGGTATCTTTACGTTGTTGGATCAATGTAGAAAATACTTCAGTTGCTGGTAAAGTCTTTTTACGTACAGCACGCGTTTTTTCATATTTTTCGTATAACTCTTTAAACTTATCTTGATCATCAAAAAATGATTCATACAAACCAGGAACATCATTTGGATCAAAGAATGTAATATCACCACCAGTAAGTAGACGTTCATACATTAGTTTATTAACTTGGAATGCATAATCCATATGTCTTACACGATTTTCTTCAATACCTTTATTGTTTTTAAGAACAACAAGATCTTCAAATTCATAATGCCACATTGGTAGATATACTGTAGCTGCTCCGCCACGAACACCACCTTGAGAACAAGATTTTACTGCAGCTTGAAAGTATTTTAAGAATGGAATAAGACCTGTATGTACAACTGATCCATCACCAACACGTGATCCTTCAGCTCTAATTGAACCAGCGCCAATACCAATACCCGCTTTCTTAGAAATATATTTTACTATTGAAGTGGCAGTTGCGTTGATAGAATCCAAACTATCACCAGATTCAATAAGCACACAACTCGAAAACTGACGCGTTGGCGTACGAACTCCAGCCATGATGGGCGTAGGGAGCGAAATATAGAAAAGAGATATTGCATCATAATAGTCCTTAACGTATTTAATTCTAGTTTCTTTTGGATATTTAGAAAATAATGTTGCTGAAATCATCATATACAATATTTGAGGAGTTTCATAGTGTTGTTTAGTTTTTCTGTCTTGTACTAAATACTTTCCTCTAAATTGTTCCATACCAGCATAAGTAAATGTATCATCCCTATCGTGCTTGATATAAGAATCTAAGTCATCGATTTCATCTGGATCATAATCCTGCATAATTGAGCCATCATAAACTTCACGGGATACGTTATCAATAATAACTTTTCGAAGAGAATCTGGAGTATACTTGCCGTAGACTTCTTTACGAAGCTTATAAGATACTAATCGTGCTGCAACAAATTGGTAATTAGGCGTATGCTCAGAGATTAGCTCTGCCGCTGATTTAATGAGAAGTTCATGAATATCATAAGCTGGAATCTTATCATATAATTGTATGTTTGCTTTAATTTCAATCTCAGATACTGAGACTCCAGATATATCAGCAGTAGCCCATTCCAAAACCTTGTGTACTTTTTCTAAATCAAAGTCCTGAGTTGTGCCGTTACGCTTAGTTACGTGCATCGTCATATTTAGTTGTCCATCATTCATTGTCAGTTAATTAAGTAATAATACTATATATTATATCATAAAACTTAGGTTTTGTAAACTGTTTTTTTAATTATTTTTTGCTATTGTCATCGACCCAGATTGGCATTTCGCCACTAGGAGCAATATTGATTTTTCCCTTAGTTTTATCAACATAAGAAATAATAGCCTTTCTAATTAGAGGAAGATCTACTAGAGTATTTAAATCAGCTTCTAGATGATCTAATCGATCAGCTTGAAGTGGATATTGTTTTCTAAACTTTGCGTCCTTTTTAGCCAATTCAAGGTCATACTTTACAGCAAAGTATTCCATATATTGATCGACTTTCTTTTGAAACCATATACCCATAGTGGTACCTTGAAACCATTGATAGAATGAACTACCAATGATTGAAGATAATATTGATTTAAGTGTAAGTATTAATAGCCAATGCATGTTATTTCTCCGTTTTAGCTAGTTTTTTAATAGCTTTAACGTAGTTAGGCATTCCATGGTCTACAACGCCATCAAAGAATTTCCATCTTTTCCATGATTCTATAATGCCATAAAATGTATCAGCCCAAGTCGGCTTAAGAGCCTTTTCGCCGAATCTGTTAAAATAAATCATTTCTCCATGATGTCTAAATCCTAGCCATGCTGGTGGGATTCTACATACAATGTCATTATTATTCATAAATCTATAATGATCGCATTTTATATTCTTGATGAATCGTTGACCTCCGACTCTCGGTGATCCGAATGTGAAGAGTTCTTGAGGTTCATAACGTGTGGCACTAATAGTAGCCATAGCAGCACCCAGACTATGCCCAGTAAAATATACATCTTTTCTTACCTTTAGTTGGTCATTATGTTCTAGTTCTTTTACAATATCCATCCATACATCGTCGACTTCTTCTTGGAAACCTCCATGGACTTTACCTCCAGCTACTGCTGAATTTTTAATAACTTTAAGATCAGCCATTACGTCATTTAACTTAGAGGGCTCTGTTCCTCTAAAGGCAAACCATAAATCATTTCTATCTTTTGCGATGAGTACTTCAGCTCCATCTCTACTAATAATTTTACCCGAAGCAAATCCTAATTTTTTACATGCCGTGTCAGCCGGCTTAGGATTCATATAGGCAATTGCTGATAACTTAGCAGCAACTTCGGCTCTTTGCCATACCGTCATATCGTCTTTCATTCTACTCATCTTCTTTCTCCACTTTAATTTCCACTGCTCCAGCATCTTCATTACCTATTGTTACGTTTCTATAGTAAACTATCACCTCACCGAGCTGATTAATATATCTTTTTATTTCTTGTGTATTATAAGACATTAGCTCATAATCAGCAACGCTCATAGCAACAAATACTGTATCGCCTCCGTGCATTTTTTTAATATCATCAATAAACTTATCAAAGTATGTATATCCTTCAGGGTATAGATCTTCTCTACCAAGCTTACAATCAGACTTACCTTCTTCGTTCTTTAAACAATTTTCAATGATTTTAGTGTCTGAAACTACGTACCACTTAGGTTCTTTTAAGTTTAAAGATCTTGGTAATACTGGTTGTACAATATCAATCTTAATTGGTTTAGTTATTATTTCGACTTCACGAGGTGGTTGTTGTAATAGACTACACCCACTAATCATTAAGAGAGCTAATACGATTGCTATCTGCTTCGATACCATCAAACACCTCCTTTGTTGCATTATTAATTCGTGTTTCCATCAATCCAGGTTTAGCGCTTGCGAGCTTAGCAATGTTATGCCTACGGAATATATCCATATATTCAGACATTTGTGTTTCGTATTGCTGATTTTGTACTTGAAGACCTCTAAGAGAATTAGAAGTCTTTTCCAAGTTACTTTGAATTGCCTCGATTGCGGCCTTTTGTTCTTGATCTCTTAGATCTTGAGCTAGAATAACCTTTGTTTGTTCTTCCAGCTTGTTCTTCATTGGTACAACAGAAAATTGGTAATACATCATACCAGTAAAACCCATAGCAACAATAATTCCAATCAATATTTTACTCATATAATTTTAACCTATATTAGAAGTCTACTACACCATTTTTCCAAAAGCCCTGAGGTTCTAAAACATCTGCAATCTGATCTCTAAGATCAGTATCCAGAGCTCTTAAAGCGCCTTGCATAACTTTTTTATTACCTTTACGAAATAATCCTTCAATTCGCTTAACTTGTTTAGCGTCTTTACCTTTCATTTTATTGCCAAGATCATTTAGTCCTTGGACAGCTTTAGCAACTTTAGGATCACTAGCTTCGTCTAGACCTTCTTTAGTAATCTTAAATGAATCTGCTGATGCCGCTTTAAGAGCAGGATCTTTCCACAACTTCATAGCTTTATTAATTGCTTCAAAACCTGAACGAGCTTTAACAACTTGCTTATCGCCTTTCTTAAGCTTGTTAACTGGTTTCTGAACAGTCACTGTCCAAGTTGACATAGCTTCTCTAATATCTTTAAACGTTTTCATTTTTTGCTTCCTTTTTTGCTTCGGCTGCTTTGCGCCTAGCTAGTATTCTTTCTACGAATTTACGGCCTGCTTTGGTTCTACCATCGTATAGATCTTTCTTTTTCTTTTTCTTAACAGCATCCGCTGGCATAGATACACCACCCGATGCTACTGAATTTGCTGCTGCGTCTTCCCACATATCTTTAAAATTTTTCATCTTTTTAAATCCGTACTAGTAACTAGTATTTTTTGTTTAGTTAAAACGTGTTCCACTTGGTATACGTTTAAGCCGAATATTTCTCCATAGGCTTCTGTAAAATCAATAGCCTTTACCTTAGTATTTATACCAGCGATTACTTCACCGGTGTTTGGAGAGGCAATATCTTGAACTAATGTATATGTTCCGGGTGATAACAAATTATTCTTATCAAACCATGAAGCGCTTTCAGATATATCAATTGTTTCTTCTAAATCGTCAAATACATCGTTTAATATGTTTCTAATCTCATCATCAGTAAGACCTGTATTTTCTTTAATTAAAAATAAAGCTGATGCGTACGATGCTAGTTTAGTTTGACCAAATGGTAACTTATTAAGTAGACGTTTTACATTAAATACTAGTCTATGAAAAACCGTGTATGCTGATTTTTCTTGTGGAGTTTTTCGATCTTTAGCTTTCTTAAGAACATTACCATTAGCGTC